CGGGTCCCTCTCTGTGGATAGCATCCACGACCACCACTCTCAACTTCCTGTTGGAGCCGTACTTGGACATTGTCTACACCATCCCACTTCAGTACCCTGATTGGGCCTTTGAAGTATCGGACACAGCTGAGGCCCCGACGAGGGTTCGCGTGGAATTCGTCTCTGACGAATATTCACACGAGCTCCCGATCGATGGTCTCCGTCTGTTGTTCCTCGCTTTGAAGGAACGTGGTGTGGACTTGTCCCAAGCACCGGTGGTCTAACGTTGCCCCAAACCAGGGGCCCTGCAACCTCAGCTCTCCTTTACCGAATGGTTCGTCACCATTCATATCGGAAAACTCTTCATCATGGCACTTCCAATCACGGGTCCATTGCACCGTCAGCAGGATCCATATCCTGCAGGCCAAGTGCTTGCGTACTCCGTTGACTGGTACCGCCAGAAGAAGCCGTTCGATAGGGTATTGCCGTATGACAAAGTAGAGATTGTGAAAGCGTACACCTCCCCAGGTGTGCCGCTGGACACTCACTACGCGTCGACGTATCTATCCTATTCGGAGCTTCTCTTCGAGGCTGCAGGAAGCGAGAATCCGTTACTGGATCTTGCTTATGAGAGGCTCAAGGACAAGGTGTCTAACACTGCGTCCGTGGGCGTCTCTCTGGCCGAAGCTGGCCAATCGATCAAAATGATCGAAAATCGTGCTTTGCAGCTCGCTCGCTTCGCACGGAAGCTTCGCCGAGGTGATCCTATAGGTGCCGCTAAGGAGCTCGGGCTTTACAAGAAACACCTTCGCAAGAAGGAATACTTGTTTCAGCCCAAGGAATTTCCGAAGTGGTATCTAGAGTTTCATTTCGGTTGGGCCCCGTTAGTAGGGGACATCTTCAACGCAATCGATTTTCTGCAACAGCCTCTTAAGGCCTATAAGGTCGTCGGCGGTGCGAAGGATGAAACCTTCCGCACTTTTGGCGACTTTGGGCCTGGGAGTACTATTCAGGAAATCCGTGCGCGTAGGAGCATTCGTATGGGTGCTAGGGTCCGGATTGACAATCCTAACCTGTACCTTGCGAACCAGCTGGGACTAACTAACCCGGCAGTTGTACTGTGGGAGCTAGTGCCTTACAGCTTTGTGGTCGATTGGTTCATCAATGTTGGGGACGTTCTCCAACAAATGACCGACTTCCTCGGGCTCGAGGTTACTCTCCCCTATACGACCCGGCGTCAGGTGGCCACTTACACCTTGTACACGAAGGACGAAAAGCCTTTTAGTACAGTTGTATTCAACCACTTCCGCCTGCATCGTAAGATCGGCCTTGACAAGCCGAGCTTGATGATACGCCCCTATAAGGTCCCTGGGCTTCGACGGGCGGCAGCTGCCATCTCGTTGTTGCTCTTGCGACTTAAGTAGGTTCTCCCTTCTTCCGTAAAGGAACTGGAATGCCCTCGATGGCAAACATCACCGTCAAGAAAAATGACGGTACCACCGACATCGTCTATGACGCTCTGTCACCCGCCGGCGGGGACGTGAGTCCCGCTGTGTGGCGCCAGGATACTGGCGCTCTGGCCACGCTTCCACTCGGTCTCCGACCGCAGCTGCGGATGCAGTGTTCTTGGAACGGCCCAAAGACGGCGCGCGTGGTGAAAGCCACGTTCCGCTATCCGTACGCCGTCCAGGACACCACAACGCAGTTGTGGAGTGCACCTCACTGGTGCATTCTGGACGTGAGTGGCGTGCTTCCAACGGCCTTCAACCCGGCTGCCCTGAATGAGGCCGTCGCGCAAGGGTTTAACCTCTTCGCGTCGTCCCTCTTCAAGACGTCGAGTCAGGCCGGCTACGCTCCTACGTGAGTAGGAGTTAGCAGCATGCCAAATAACGTTCTTCCGAGTGATTTGGAGCGCGTTGCGGCTGATCTTTATCGCCGCCTGGGGTGCGAAACGTCTATGAAGGCCTTGAGCTTACTCAAGGCCCATGACTATCGCGGTCTTATCTCTCTCGAGGTGGACCCCCGCACTTACACTGAGCCTCACTCTTATCTTCGCGCAGTTCAATCGGTCGCCTTCCTCAAGAAGAACGCCGACATCCCCACGGGGATTAAGAAAGCCGAAGTTGCCAGGGCAACCTGGTTTGAGTGTGAGGCGAAGTGCAAACTTACCAACAATCGTCTTGATCGTTTCCGTTTCGGGCAGGCATACCTCTACGAGGATGCAAGTCCAGCGGAAATCGAAATCGCGAAATTCTTTCGCGATGTTCGTAAAAAGATCGAGAGCTGGGTTGGGTTCGGTCCTGATGACTCCTTTGAGGGTCGTTTTGGGCCTGGTGCGACGTTCTCAGACCGTGGCAAACTTGCCACGGTGCCAGACAAAATCATGTCTGACCCGACTACAACAAGACCCTGTCTGCGTGAGTTCATCCACCATTGGGTGGGAACCGCGTGGGCATCCGCTACTGCGGAAAGGGGTGCTCTGCCAGTCGTCGTCCGTGGGAATCGTTTTACGACGGTTCCCAAAGATGCTACAAAGGATCGGGCCATTGCTATGGAACCGTCTTTGAACATCTTCTACCAGCTGGGCTTTGGTCGACTCTTACGAGATCGTCTGAAGTCCAATACTGGGTGGGACCTCAACATCGCGGAAGCTGTCCATCGGCGGGTAGCCGAAGACGCTTCTGTGACGCGAGCTTTTGCGACGCTGGATTTGAGTAATGCGAGCGACACCCTTGCTAAGAATCTTGTCGAGATACTTTTGCCCCGCCGTTGGTGGGAGTGTTTGGTGGCCTTACGGTCTCCTTACACCCTCATCGACGGGAAATGGGTGCGTCTCGAGAAGTTCTCTAGCATGGGAAACGGCTTCACCTTCGAACTCGAGACTATCGTTTTTGCTGCACTCTGTGCGGTCGCTATCGAAAGAAGCGGCTTAACACGTGTGCGGCTAGGCGAGAATCTTTTTGTGTTCGGAGATGATATCATCGTGCCTGACCGAACAGTCAGAGCGGTGACAGCCGTTCTCCAGTTTTGCGGATTGTCCTTGAACGTGAAAAAATCGTTCTGGGGCGAGACTCCTTTTAGGGAAAGTTGTGGTGGTGACTACTTCAAGGGGAAACCCGTGAGGCCGATCTACTGCAAGGAATACCCAAATGGTCCGCAAGACTGGATCAAGATGGCAAATCAACTTCTCATCCTTGGTGAAAGGCTCGGCCATTGCGGCTTTGACCTCCATCCTCGGACTCGTCTTCTTTGCCTGGATCAAATCCCTCGTCATTGTCGCGCTCTCTATGGCCCTCGAGGCCTTGGGAGCGAGTCAGTGATTTGGGAAGATGATCCTAGCAAGTGGACTGTGAAGGTGGTTGACTCCATCCGATACGTACGGTGCCTCCTTCCTCTGTCCCGCACGGTTATTCCGTGGGCACATTGGAGAGAACGCGTCGTACTAGCTTGCATGCTCTACGGTGTAGCCAGAGAAAGTAGGCTTTTGAGCCTACCCAACCTGACCAAGAAGCGCGGTCGTTGGTCCGAGGGTGTAACGCCCCGGTCTAGCGATCGCCTTTCGTACACTGTGAGCTGGGTTCCCTGGTCGTAAGCGGCCGGGGACTGCTGACTTAGTCATC